GCAGCGACATCAGCGCGAACTGGGCAACGCAACAGGTTGCCGCGTGGCGTGCGTATCGGCGGCTGCTGTGCCAGACGACGAGCATTTGGCTGCACGGCACGGCGGTAGAACTCAGCAGCGCGTATTTCCACCCGAACCAGTCGCTGATGTGCGTTTCGCTTGCAGACCCTGTTGCACCGTTCGAGGGCTGGTCGCGTTTGGGTCCGTACGGCACGCCGCACTACAACCATGCGGTGGAGCTGCTGGAGAACATGGACGCGGTGGTGCGGCTCTTGCCTGAGTATCTGTATTGGGGCACGATTACGGATGTGATGGATCATCGGGAGCGGGTGATGGGCGGCTGATGGCGCGCCTGCGCGACCTGCTGCAGAATCGCCTCAATCTTTGCCACCTGCGGCTGCACGGTGAACGAGTCGTATACCCGCTTTGCACGCTCCCCTCTACCGCAATTTCGCTGGCGTGATGCGCGTCCCCAGCGCGGAATCGACTGGGGACGCGCGGTGGAGGGAAGGAGGAGACATGTCAGGGGGATGAAGACGCTCGCTCTATCTGGTCGACATGCTCCTCACTGGTAGTAAGGCATAGCACGATAGCCGTCTCGTGCTTGCGTGCTATGCCCTGCAGATAGCCCGTGAGTTGCATCGCGTCGTCGGGGTCTTTCGCCACGGCGTCGGGCGCGTAGAAATAGACGACCGACGGCGACAGTTCTCCGATAACCTCGTCGAGAACGGGAACCGCCTCTCGGCTGGGAATGTTTACTACTCCGAACTTCGTGTTCGTCTTCTCCCAGCCGTTCGCTTGTCGGATTCTCTCGGCGAGTTCGCCGACGACTTCGAGGTCGTCGCGGCAGGCGCGGGGAATCGCAACAAGCACGGTACTCGGTCGAGATGTCTGGAACGGATGCACGGACTCGCCGACGCATGTCGCGACGGCGAGTTTGAGCATGCGCTCCATCATCGCATACATGCGGTCGGTATTGTCGACGGCTGCGTCGTCTGCGTAGAACCATATGGATACCTCGCCCATCGCGGCGAGGGGTTGAACCACCCACACCGCTTCGGGCAGAGTCGGGGGCTCGTCCTGCCCCTCTCGTCCAATCATCACCGTAATCTCTCTCATGGCATGCCTACTGTGACCGCCTTGTCGTAGAGGTAGACCGCGACGGCGGCAATCGCGATCATGACGAGGAGCGCGACACGCAGGATGCGGTTCTCGCGTTCAAGCGCGTCGATAAGCTCCGCATTAGTCTCCGTCGCGTCGATGACTGGTGCGGGTATAAATCCCCCGCACCGCTCACAGTGCATGGGTCGCCTAAACGGGTCGCTGACGGGGATGGGATAGGTGCAGTAGCATCGCCCCGAAATCCATCGTCGCCAGCGACGCTCTTGCGCGTCATCCATCATCGCGTCTTGCGCCACTATCTCGTCTCGCTCATGCATCGTCGTCCTCCCATTCGATGTCTGCATAGTCTGCATGCTCGTCGGGCTCCTCGGCGCGGTACTGCTCCGCACGCGCTGGTGCCTGCTCCACGCGCACTAATGGCGGGTTTATGGCGCGGTCGCGGTTTCGCAGCTCGCCCACGATGGCGAGCTGTCGCGCCTGCGCGAATGTCAAGTCTGATACCGCGCTCACGCCGAGATTGGTCAGCACTTGTCTCATCTCGTCGGCGCTGTAGAGTGCGCGGAGCTGTTCGCGCAGTAGTCGCGCCTCCTCGTCGCCCTGCGCGATGAGTTCGCGCACAGGGCGATCGTCGCGCGAGAGTATCTGCTCCCACGCTTCGGCGTCGACGGGTTCGAGACTTGACGCCTCGTCAGGGTCGAGCAGCCCCATCACCACATCGGGGGCTATAATGCGTAAGGCATCACCTATCGCACGCCATCGGAGCATCTGGCGCGGATAGAGCCGCCAGTTGCGCTGGTCGGCTAACCCCGCGCGGCGAGCGTCGTCGAGCGTGTATGTGACCGTGACGCGCTCGCCGTCGCGCACCAGCGTCACGGTGACGGAGCTTCCGTTCTCCGCCTCTTCGAGCGTCTCGACGCGCACGCCCGCTCGCTGACGCGCCATCGCCAGTTGCAATTGCACCGTCATGCACAAGCGCCCGCGAATGAACGACATCGTCCGCAGAGCCTGCAGCGGCTGCAGGCCCATCTCCTGCCCCGCGGCGATGATAATCATCGCCTGCGGGTCGTTGATGTCAGGGGGAATCATCCCAGCTGCCCTCGCCATTCGGATGGTCTCTATCGGGTTCATCACACCACCTCCATGAGCAGGTCGGCGACAACCTGCTGCGTGTCCTCAGTCTCTAAATCATCTCGCATCTGTTGCATCAGCGCGAGGTAGTGGTCGAGATGTCTCTTCACTTCCTGCAGGCGCTTCAGGCTTTTCGCCTTACGCGCATCGGACTTCGCGGACTCAAACGCCCGCATCAATTGTTCCATTAACGCAGTCAGTAACTTGACTGCGTCTCGCGCGATTTCTCGCGCGATTTCGCTCGCGGGATCTACCTCTATGGTTCTTACTCTCCCCCCTTCCCGCTGAATCGCCTCGAAGATGGGGAGCATCTCTTCGTAGGCGTCGGGCGGTAGGTAGTATGCGCCGCCTGCCGCTCGGACAGATACCCCACCCAGCCACTCGATGCGCTTGACGATGGCGGGCGTGAGTGCGAGCGCATCGAATTCAAGCGGGAGCGTCTCAAGCGCAAGTCGAGTCTGGTCGTCTCGCGCTTCCACGACCGCCATCGAGGGATACTCGATGACGCCGAGTCGCTCTGCGCGAAAGTCGGGGGTCAGCGAGTCCCTGAACTCGCATCGCAGGGCAGTCATCACTACCACGCCATCGAAGGCGCGGTAGAACAGGAAATCCGCGTCGGTAAGTATCCCACGACCACGCAGGTAGCTCTGCCACCTTAGCTGGTGGCGGTAGACCGTCGGCGTCTTTAATAGCGACCTTAGCTCTGGGCTCTGCGGATAACCCATGCCCCGCAGATCCCAAGTCACAATCACTCCCGTTGCAAAGTTCCGTTCCATCATGTCTCCTCCTCGGCTGGTCTCCAGCCTACCCATATTATACCCTGTCGGAGATGGGAAAGTCAAGTCCCCGTCAGGGTAATTCGGTCAGTTTCGCAGCGGTCGCGCGGTTCTGGATTTCGGCGACCGCGCGTCGCTGCTGGTGCAGGATCTCCTGCGCGTGTCGCTTGTGTCCCTCGGCGCGTGCGCGGAGCCATCGCTCGATGCGCTCCAGCCAGCGCACCACGGCAAGCACGCGCGAGGGGTAGCCATTCAACTTGTCGACGATATCCTCGGCTTCCTCGCGCAATCTGTTGCTGTAGAAGCACACATTCCGCTTGCTTCCCTTGAAAGTTGTTTCGATTGCGTCAGTCTGAGGCTCATCAGACATATACCGCGTAGCGGGGTAGGCGAACTGCACCCCGCCAATCCGCAGCTCGAATCGCTTCAGCCGCCCACGCGGCACGCGCGGGAAGGTGTGCGCCTCATATGCTTTGCGTGCCTCGTTGCAGGCTTGCAAGGCAGCCTGCAGGGCAGTAACCATCGCCTCTCTTAGTTTGGGCTCACTCATCGATGACCACCTCCTTGACCCACGCAGGCGTGTTGTCTCGTCGCCCGCGCGGGGTGATGACCGCGATAACAGGGACGCGCGTGCGTGGGGCGCGTCCCCACGGCGTCTCGCCGTCAGTAATGACCACCACCAGCTGTGGCGGTCGCGACTTCGGCTTCGCGTCGACGACCTCGCGCACAAGGTATCCCATGTCGGTGCCGCCGCCGCCGCGCACCCTGCGGAACGCCTTCACAGCTTCCGCAACGGTACGCACGCGAGCCTCGGCGCGTATCTGGGTGTCGCCGAACACGACGCGCATCTCGGCGACTCCGCCCCGCTTGAGTATCGCCTGCACCTCGCGCAGCGCGAGCCCAAGCTCGCCGTCGTCGATCGAACCGCTCGTGTCGACGATGACGGCGATATCGAGCGTCGGCTGTCGCAGCGACGGCAGCACGACATCTGGAACGACGCTCTGGCGGCGATGGGGACGCGAGTAGGAGTAATCGAGGCGTCCGACGCCGTAAGTGCGCCCTCGCGCGATATACCGCGCGAGTATCCGCTGCCACGGCAGGGGTTTGTTCTTCGTGGCAGCCTCGTACCGCCGCATCATATTCGCGCCCTGACCGCCGCGAGTCTTAGCATACTCGGCGGCGGCGCGGAGCGTCGACTCGATGAGTTGGTCGATCTCCACCTCAGATATCGGCTCCTCGTCGGTCTCCCACGGCGCGTGTCGTCCCGACGCTGCAGAGCCTTGTGATGACGACTCGGGCGCGGGGTCGCTGTCGCGTGCGTCGTCGTCGCCCGTAGGGTCGGACGGACGCTGCGCGTCGCATGCGCCGTTCTGTGCGCCGCTCGCTCCGCCACTCTGCCCTGACGAGTCGCCTGCGTTTGCGCTCGGTGGTTGTTGGGGAGATGAGTCGCCGTTGCTGCGGTCACACGCGCTGTTCAGAGACTGGTCTTCCCCATCCCCGACAGCGGGCGTGCCCGCGCCCTGCGACGAGTCTGTAGCGTTCGCAGGCGAGTCGTTGTTAGTGGCAGCAGAGGGAGTCGGCGCGTTATTATTAGCGGATGCGCCGTCGCGCCCATCCGAGCCTTGCTCGGACGAGGAGTCCGCGACCGCGCCAGTCGAACCCGCGTCTGAGTCGCCATCGCCATCTTGTGCTTCCTGCGACTGACTCGAATCCTGAGACTGGCTCAGCATATCGAGGAGCGCGAGTGCGTATTCCTCTGCGGTACGCCCCGCTTCGAGTCCGAAGTTTTGTGGGAGCGTCCAGTCGGGACGGCTCCCGTATTCGCTCGCGAGGTCATCGTCGATTTCCATCGCGGAAGCGAGTTCCGCGACCTCGCGAGGAACCGCCTTTAGCCGCCGCGAGTGGCGGCGAATCAGTCGCTCGACCTCGCGGCGGAGCTGGATGACGAGAGTCTCCAGCTCCGCCTGCTCCACGAGGGATGGATTGTAATACATCGTCCATCCCTCGCTGGCGGCGAGTGCGTGCGGGCACGCCTCGCTCGCCACCATGCGCAACCGTAACGCGGCTGTGGCGAGGTACGGGCGCTGCTTCATTAGCCCGTACCGCGCCGCCTGCACCTTCATCTGCGGTTTCACTGTCGCACCACCTCCTCGATGGCAGCCATAAAATCGGAGAACTGAGACAGGTCTGGCGTGCCGTAGAGCGCACGACCGCGCTTAAGCAGCCGACCTGCCGCCAGGGCAGCGAGGTCGGTCGCCGTGTTGGCGACGCCTCGCAGGACTTCCCACGCCCGCTCCCATGCGTCTGGGGATTCTATCGCCTCCGTCGACTCCGCCAGCGCGGTGAGTTCGGCATGGGCGATGTCGCCTCGGCTTGGCAACCGATAGGCTCGCCCCAGCGCGAGAATCTCGCTGGGTTCA